TATCGGTGTAACACCGGAAAGGTGATTATTGATGTCGTTGCGGAATTCCTGGCCGGCGCCGATTCCAATGTAGTTCGGAATCGGCCGGTACTGCGCCTGCGCAATTGCGACTGCGGCGGCCGTGATCAAGGCCGCGAAAACCAGGGTCGCAAGCCGCATCCGTCCCGCTCCCGCACTTCGTATGGTTCGTATCATCGATGGAAATCTCATGATTATTATTTCATGCCCTGCTCGGCGGGTGATCAGCCGGACGATCCTCGCCGGCATGGGGCATCCGCACCATTCAAGCCGCTAAGCCCGCTTAGAATCCGATCGCAAGCCACGAAAATCCATTCGATTTCTCGTTGCCTGAGAACGACCCGTAAGTGTCGTTGGGTACGTCCAGCACGAAGGTCGCGCCGAGCCCGCTGTAAGTCACCACCGACGCCGCAGTATTACGGCCGCCAGTCTGGTAATACACATTCGTCGCCAGCGGCGGCACCAGGATTGTGTTCGGGAACCGCAGCGGCCAGATCACCGAGTATTCGGTGTCTATCGAAATGGCTACCTGCGGCAATGCGTAATAGCCCCACTGGATTATCGCCGAAATCGGCCCTCGCAGGACGTCCGCAATCGGTATCTGCAGGTAGCCGTTAGTTTGTAACGAACCGACGAACCCGGCCATGAAGTCCTGCAGCACACCGATATTCGCGATATTCGTATCCTGCCGCTGTTTGAGCAACGCGGTGCGGTTGGCGAGTTGCTGATGCGGCTGGTTGCTGACTCCGACGCCATTGAAGCTCGCTCCAGTGGCCGCCCCTTCGACCGGATCGGTCTGTTGGATCTGGTAAATCTCGTTTGCGCTGAATTCGGGACTATCGATCAATGTCGCCATCAGCTGGTTATCCTCTTAATCATCTGCGCGCTATGTCCGAGGCCGAGTGGGTATGGGATGCGCGCGATTCCGCGCGGTCGCGCGCTTATAAAGACCCCGCCAAGCCGCGGCTGTTAGAAAGTAAGGGTCCATGTCCCCGAATAGTTTCCCGTTCCGGTATATGCGAAAGCAGGCACCGCGACGTGCGCCAGGATCGGTCCCGGCGCGGTATGCAGCGCCACCAGCGTCCACGCCGCGGAGCCATCCGACGTGCTCCCGCCGACGCTACTTGACCACGTCGGGGCGCTGCCGCCGCTGGTCCCAGGGGCTGTGCAGCGCTGGAGATTGCCGTTGCTATCGGTCACCAGGTTGCCGGCCGCATACACAGTCGCAGCGCTCCAGGCGGGATTAGCTGTCCCGATTGCCGCTGGCAGTGCCAGCGCGCCGGCGTTGGCGAAAAGACCGAGTTCCTGAATTGTCAGGCCCGCCGCGCCGTAATCGTCCGCCAGCAGTGAGTAATTGAATTGCACACTTCCCGACGAAGGAAAGCTGTGCGATCCGATCGCGTTATAGTACGTCGGTGAGGCGGTCAGACCCGTATCGGTCGCTGCCGGCGCGGTCGCACCGGAACCGAAGCCCATCGCGGCGACGTACTGGCCCGCGGTCACGCCCGCGATTAGATTGGCCAGCGGCGGCAGCCCCGCGTTCACATAAAGGTTGTGCCCCGTCCAGACGAGGCGCCCGCCCTTGAATAGCGTCACAATCCCTGATGGTCGCATTGGTCCCTCTCGTTGGCTTTGACGGTTAGCTCCGTAGTCACGCGCGCGCGGCGATCGCGGCGCCGTTCACGACTACACCAGAGTCCGCAACCGCTGGCTGATTAGCGCCGTAAGTAATTCCGACATGCGTGAAGTGATCGTTGTAAATGGGCGTAATAGTCTTCAGATCCGCAAGTGGCCAACCCGGCGCGTTGATGGTATCCCCTGGTTCCGGCGCCGGATCGCCCTGCATAAAAATCGACAGAACAAAATCGGCCGGCGCCGGCGCGTTGTCAGCGATCGGCGCCCCGATAAACCATATCGAGTCCAGCCACGCGCGAACCGGTTTGAAAAAATTGATTGCGGCGATCGCTCGCGTCGCGGCGCCGCTGTCGACGTTCTGCCCGCTGGCGAGATTGATCAGCGCGCGGAACACCGCCCACCCCTGGTCGCTCGGATACTGTGTACCGCCCCACGACGACTGACCCTCTTCCAGCGTAACGTTTCCCCAACCGAGCGACGCCAGCGCCGTCTTGATCGCATACGGCGTACCGCGCGTGCGATGCAACGGAATCGCCACCTTGAGCAGCGCTCGCAGCGAATCGTAATCCGACGCGCCGAGAATGCTGTTGGTCGAATTAAGCGTGTCGATGTCCGTGAGCGGATCGATCGCGGTTAGCGCGTCCACCGACTCCGTCAACTGCGCGCCCAATTGCCATTGCGGCCCAAGCATGTCGAACTGCCATGCCAGCAGAAGCAATGCGCTATCCGGTGTGGAGTCCAGCCGATAGACCAGAATTGGCGTCAGATCGAGCGCATCCATTCGCTCAATAAGATCGAGCAGCGCATTGCTGCGCAAATCATTGATCGAAGGTTGGATAGTCAGTTGCGCCATGTCTGCTTGACCGTATTATCGGGTTGGGACACTTCGTCGCGCGTCTCGCCCGCCACGGCGATAATGCCCGCCAGGTAATCGAATAACGAGGTATTGGTTGCCACCCCGCTAAGCCCTATTCTCATCAGCTCGATTGCGAACTGGTTGCCTGGCTGAGCGTAACCGCGATGCAATTAGCCCATTGTCCCGGTTGCAGTTGTGTGTAGCTCGGCGAAGTCAGCGTCACCTCATAAACGCCCGTAACTGACAGCGCCTCGATAATCTGGCTGGGCACGATGTCGCGCTGGATACGCGAGGCCAACGCAATCGCATAGCTTTGGGCCGCCGCGTTCGCCGCCGCCATCGTGGCCGCCGGATCGGCGTCGGAGTAGATGGTGATTGTGCCGGAGATTTGATAGTCACTCTCGGTCACCGCCATTACACTCACCGTGTCAGTCAATGGCCGCACGCTGTCGCCGCTGAGTGCGGCGGCCACTTTCGCCAGCAGCCCCGAGCTCGCGATCGCCGCGGGATTCGGCGACGGCGCCGGCTGGATCGTGATCAGACCGGTCAGTACGTAAACTACCACTTGTCCCGGCGCCGGCGTCACGACCTGCGCGTCAATAATCGACGGGTCGGCGCTAAGCGTAAAAAAGCGGTAGGCGCCCTCCGGACCCGCCGTGCTGAACTGATTGGGTGCCGCCTGGATCCGAGCACGCAAGTGCTCATCAGTTTCAGGCGACGCGCCTCCCGCGCTGGTGTTGGTGTTGGTCACTGCGGAAATCAATACACTGGGGCTGATCTGGACGTTCACCTGCCCGGCCAGATAGCCATTACTGCCCGCCCCAGGTGTGGTGCTGGTGGCCTGCACGGAACCCGAGGTTGAGCCGGCCGGGATCGTAAGGCTCTCGATTGTGGCGAAGACGAATTGACCATCACTGGTCCCAATCTGTGTGCCGGCCGCAATCACATAGGCAATACTGAGCGGGTTGGCCAACGTAAACTGGAGCGTCGTCGTGGCACCCTGTGCGCCCAGCCGGATAATACTCAGTAGCTGGCCAAGGTAGTCGAGCATCGGGAATGCGGCATAGGCAAGCAGATTTTGCTGCCCCGCGTACTGAATCGCGTTGCGTACCAGCGATTCACGGTACGCGTAAAGATTGATCAGCAATCGCTCGACTTGCGCGGGCTGCAATGTGCGGCCGGCGGCGGTCTGAAACGCCGACACCATGTCGGCGAGGATCAGGTTGGGGTCCAGGCCGTCGGCGTCGTCGACGAACACCGGCGGCGGCAGCAGCCGCAGCGGAATACCACCAGCCATCAGCTTTCACTCCATGCCGTCATCGGCGCGTCTCCCGATAAACTATGCCTGCTTCCAGGCGGTTCACGCGGTCGGTATAGTCACCGCCGTACTGTTTGGCGTGGTCGCTGTCTTTCTATTCGCTGTGCTCAATTTGAGCTGCCAGGTGATTGCAATATCCAGATGCGCGCCCGACTGCGCGGTGTCATCCTGCGCTGGCGTCGCTCTAACCGACAGCAGTGTGACCCGCGGTTCCCACAGTGCGATCGCCTGCGTTACCTCGCGTACAATAGCCGGTGTTGCCGAGCTGATTGGATGGTCCACGTATTGCCAGATATCCGCGCCAAATGTCGGCCGCAACGGATCGCTTCCGCGCGGAGTTGTCAGAATGATCCGGATACACTGGTTAACGTCCGCCACCCCCTGGACCACGTTGCCCAGCCCTGCACCGGGTATTCCGGGTTGGTCAAGGGCCAACGACCAGTCGGCTGACGTGATATCCGCCAGGGTGATTGCGCCGACACTCATCGCCTATTTGCTCACCTTATTTATCGTTGACACCGTGATCATCGCGACGACCATCTGTTGCGCCTCGGCGGGTCCGCCAACCATGCGGGAAAGCGACCGAGGGTTCATCCGGCATTCACCTTTGCGCTGCCACTGACTATCTGTCCCGAACCTGCGGGACACGTCGTCATATCCCCGACGCGGGCAACGGCGGGTCCCCCGCCGCCGAGAGTAATCTCCCCGGCGGCCGCGATTAACACGTCGCCCGCACCGTCGATCGCGATCTTCGCGCCGTTAGCGCTTATTGTTATCGTTCCGCCTGTGGGGATACTCACTGCGAACGCGTGAGCCGCCCGGTCGTATTCGAATACCGCCCCGTCTTTTGCCGACCAGTGCAACTTGTCGGCGCTCGCCACCGGTGGCCGATCCACACTCGAATAAATCGCTCCGAGCACCGCGCCATCTTCGTCGTATTCATCCATTACACAAACCACTTGCTCGCCCACATCAGGCAGCCAGTACGCTTTGTCGTTTTGCGTCTTGGCAAAAATTACCGGGAGCCACCAGCTCTGCATCTGGTCGCGATCGGGAAACACCACCCGTGCCCGGGCATTCGTCGCATCCAGGCTCTTCACTATGCCAACTCGAAACACAGGGCCTCTCGTCAGCCGCGTCGAATCGCGGAGATTGTTGTGTGCAAAGGAATCGTACCGATGTGTGCGCTTTGCCGTGCAGACGGAGCATCCGCGACGGTCCATGCCTGATGCCTGGACGTGATCATGATATTAGCCCAGTCCCGCATGGCCGCCCGGTCCATCAAGCGACGCGCCGCGCCTCTAGTTCCGTCGTATAGCCTGTCGCCCGCATCAATCGATGACGCGCCGTTTCGATCAAGTAGACCCCGTCATTGACGCCGAAACCCGCGACGTTGACGTTGTTGCCTGCCGCATAGACCGTCGCACCATTTGTTGTGAGCTGGGCCGTCGCGCGCTTCATGTTAGCGCGATGCAACGCGCTCTGCGCTTTCAGGAGCGCCTGCTGCTGGTTTTCGCAACGCCGTGCAAGCTTTAGAGTATCGCCCGTCGGCGTCGTCGGTGCGGCGACTGATCTCTGTGTCAGCAACTGCTTGGTCGTTGGATCCTGGTATGAGACTTGCGCTCCCGTGTAAACGCGATGCGTCTTGTTCGTGAAGCTGAAGTTGACTATATCGCCGCGCGTGATTGTCGCAACCGGTGCCGCGGCCTCGAGAGCCGCGCGCGAATAAAAGACGAGCTGAGTACCACGCATCGTGAAATTGTAATTGTACGTTTGGGCGAGCCGGTTGAGAAACGCCAGGTCGGTCTCTTGTCGCTGCGTAACCCGTGCAAACGATAGGTTTAGCGCATCCGGCGTGCCGACAACGCTATATCCATATTTGCCCGCGATCGTTCCCGCGATCTGAAGCAGCGTCTGATGTTCATATCCCGCGCTATTGGGTGTACGCATCGCCGGCGTGATATACGCGGCGAGACAACGCAAGTGGAACACGTCCGGGGGACCCGATGATATTCCGCCCAGTCCGAGTTCATCAACCTGAAAGTCTCCGCAAGGCAGCATAGGTTCGCCCGCATAGCCGATTAGCAAGTTGACTGCGTCTCCCTCAGCCGGGTACCAGGGACCCTGCCAGCGCTTGTCGTGATCCTCAATCTCAACCTCCAGTCGTCCGGATTCTCCCTGCAGCGCGTCCGTATAGACGATCGACAGGACCATCGAAGAAATGTCGGCCGTAATGTTGATTCCAAGATAGGTTAATACCCAACTGGGAGACCGCACCGCAAAAAAACTCGCGCCGCTCATTTAGTGGGCATCCTTGCTGTGCTGCCGGGTTACTAGCATTAGCGGCGAAGCGGAACGCCCCACGCGTGTGTGCCGACCTATATCTCGACGATCGGAGCATGGGTAGCAGACTACGTATCCACATCTGCTGCATTGACGGTATAAATGCTCGTGCAACGAATGTGCGGTTCTCAGCCGACGATGGGCACAGGCGTCGCCCATACAATACACCGGATGCGACATGCGTCCGGGCACGCATTTCGCGCATAGCGGCCGCGCTGGGAAAAGCCGAACGTACAAGTTC